CGACCAAGTTGCAGACAGCATGTACTATCAATGGCGTCTCGTTTGATGGTTCTAAAGATATTGAACTTAACCCACGGTCTATAGGCACAATCAACTCCACAACAATGTCTTTTAGTGGTGGTGCAGGATGGTTCAAGCTGGCAACTGTAACCATGCCGCAGGCAAGTTCTGTTGTTTCAATTACGTTGATTGGTGGCGCGGGATTTAACGTGGAGTCACCTCAACAGGCAGGTATATCTGAACTTGTTTTGCGTGCAGGTAACGGTAATCCGAAGGGGATTACTGGTGCTTTATGGCAGCGCACATCGGCAGGGTTTACAAATTTTGCGTGGGTCAATACTTCTGGTGACACTTACGATATTTACGTTGCTATTGGAAATTATGCGACTGGTGTAAATATTCAATGGGATTATACCAGTAATGCCAGCGTAACGATTCATACTTCACCAGCATATTCTGCTAATAAGCCGGAAGGATTAACGGACGGTTCTGTTTATTCGCTGTATATTTCGCCGCATGAACTTTATCCGGTTGGCGCACCGATCCCTTGGCCATCAGATACCGTTCCGTCTGGTTATGCCCTGATGCAGGGGCAGACTTTTGACAAATCTGCATACCCGAAACTTGCAGCCGCTTATCCGTCAGGTGTGATCCCTGATATGCGTAGCTGGACGATTAAGGGCAAGCCCGCCAGTGGTCGTGCAGTATTGTCTCAGGAACAGGACGGCATTAAATCGCACACCCACAGCGCCAGTGCATCCAGTACGGATTTGGGGACGAAAACCACATCGTCGTTTGATTACGGTACTAAAACGACCAGTTCATTTGATTACGGCACAAAAACTACGAATAGCGCTGGAAATCATTCACACAATATACCTGTTGGTCACACTGGCGCGGGGAATGGTGTATCAGCCGGTTATAACGCTGCGTTAGGTACTGGTACCACGTCGAGCGCAGGAGGGCATGCTCACAATGTATATATCGGTGCCCATAACCACACTATCGGCATTGGTGCTCATGCCCATTCTGTCATTATTGGTCCCCACGGACACACCATCACCGTTAACGCTACGGGTAACGAAGAAAACACCGTAAAAAACATCGCATTTAACTATATTGTGAGGCTTGCATAATGACATTCAGAATGAGTGAACAATCACGGACCATAAAAATTTATAATCTACTGGCTGGAACCAATGAGTTTATTGGTGAAGGTGATGCATACATTCCACCTCATACAGGTCTGCCTGCAAACAGTACCGATATTGCCCCGCCAGATATTCCAGCTGGCTTCGTGGCCGTTTTCAACAGTGATGAGGCATCGTGGAATCTCGTTGAAGACCATCGGGGAAAAACCGTCTATGACGTGGCTTCCGGCGACGCGTTATTTATTTCTGAACTTGGCCCATTACCGGAAAATGTCACCTGGTTATCCCCGGAAGGGGAGTTTCAGAAGTGGAACGGCACAGCCTGGGTGAAAGATGCAGAAGCAGAAAAACTGTTCCGGATCCGGAAGGCGGAAGAAACAAAAAACAGCCTGATGCAGATGGCCAGTGAGCATATTGCGCCACTTCAGGATGCCGTAGATTTGGATATTGCGACGGAGGAAGAGGCATCGTTACTGACTGCATGGAAGACATATCGGGTATTGTTGAATCGTGTTGATACAGAAGTAGCTGCGGATGTTGAGTGGCCAGTCGCCCCGCAATAAAAAGATAAAGCCATCGATAGAAATATTGATGGCTTTATGTACTCTATTTATACAATACAACACCGCTCTTTTTAGTAATATATGTGCAGTTCGATGGTATATCTTTATTTATAAAAGACATTGCACCTATTTTTACATTATCCCCAATTTTACGTGATAATCCAATGATGCAACAATTAGCTCCGATATCAACGTTATTACCAATTTTTACTCTTGAACCAGGCATATCACCATCTATCTGTCCAATGGTAGTATTCTGCCGTAACACCAGATTTTCACCAGCATCAACAGCAAAATGAACAACAATTCCAGCATGATGGGGAATTGTTAACCCTTTTCCAATATTTGCGCCCAATCCAATTTCACAACCAAATTTGTTAATTATTTTACTGTTTAACTTTTTGGCTGCTTTCTTATGTAATTTATTACCATTAATATGCATTTCATTAGCCAATCTCCACCAGAAAAGGAAATTCCGATTGCGCTGCCTCTTCTCTCTTAATAGTCGCCAAACATCCATTTTTTCACGCCTGATGACTTCAGCCATCCAATAGCTCAATAGAGCTTTTGAATTCCCAAAGATGACAAAGTGAATAGCTATTAAGTAACATAACATATTGCAACTGCCTATATTTTTGGTTTCTATGGTTATATATCGACATTATAATTAAAACAATAAGCATCAGTGTGTTACTGCGTTCCTGCTAAACTAAACCAACGCACAATGTAAACACAAATATTAATTTTAAACTGAGCACTAAAGGGATGTCAATATTGTATTGATAATAAGTTGCAAGATTGCCACTACTTTCTATATTTTGGGATGCAATAATTTATATTTTATCTATTCAGTGTTTCTTTGGGCTTATTAAGGATGTCATTATTAATTTATGGCTTGCCATTTCTATACATATCTGTTAAAAATTTTGATTTGTCTATTGAAAATAGATTTAATTGATTGGTTTAATTTTTACATGACGCTCTTTAATATAACTTCAGGTATATTAAAGCACATGCATTATATCCAGAGAAAATTAACAAAATTGTTAGCCCTTATTTGTTGGGCTTATAGATATTAATTAAGGCCCGATCCCGGGCCTTTCCTCATTCCGGTTTTTCTGGAAACGTTACTGGCAGGATGGAGGTATCTGTAGATTCGACTTTCTGCGCATATAGCATCCACTCGGTTAATTTCTGTTTATTCTCATCGGAAATGATGCCCAGCCGTAGCTGTGAGTCCCACAGTTGGGTTTTATCCCTGACAAGTTGCAACAGGCTTTGCTTTTCATTCTCTGCCTGCTGCCTCTGTTCTTCCTCGGTGTAAGTTCGCTTTATCACTACGCCATCTTTGAACATCCATTTACCCGAAATATCAGCCCGGCGATTTGCTGTAATATCAGGTAATTCAACGACGCTTGCGCCTTCCGGATTAATTGCTGAAACATCCTTTTCAATACAAATAATAACGCCGTTACGGTCATAGACCATTTTCAATGTGTCTGGCTGGAAATTCTTTTGTTCCTCATACCAGTTTTTTCCATCATCTGAATAAAGCCATTTGATGTTAAATTGCTTTGTTAGCTGGTATTGCTCTTTTGTTTTAGGGTTGCCAGCAGTAATGTTTTTTAAGTGCATCATCGTTAAATACTCCCCGCGTTATACCACGTCCCATTAATGCAATACTGAATTGGCCTTGCCTGAGTTGTATCAATTAATTCATCACGGTTTCCGTTAACTGAACCCGTAACGACATAACCTGACCTGTCAGACCAGCCGGGGCCATTCCATGTCTGAACGGATGACAGACCGCCAAGACGAATACCTGTAATAAACCTTGAGTTACATTCTGCCTGCGTATATGCACCAACATCTCCCGCTGATGGCTTACGTGTTGTGGTGTAAATTTCTGACCAGTCAGCTTCGAATCCGTAACCATCACGCGCTGAACGATAAAAAATACCGCCGTTCCTGTAATTCACACGGAACTGTACGGCAGGGCAACTCCCCGTATTCATATTGAAGTGGAGGATTAATGTCGATGCGCCACCAATATTTGCGTTATAGACCCCGCTATTCCAGTTCCAGCCAACAGCTTTATCATTTCCGACAGTGCTTCCTGTTTGCCCTAAAGCAAATGCAGGCTGCTGGTTTTTCGTGTTGTAGTCTCGTCGCCAGCCAGGAGCATAAGCATCACCATGATTAATATAAGTGAATTGAGCGTTAGTGATTCCGCCGCCGCTGGACGTACTCGGAGTAGTAACGCGTATGGTCATTGCGCCGCGAGTGCCAATAACTTCCACCACAGCACCTGCAAGACAAATATTTCCGCAACCTGTATCTGTAATGACCTTATTATTTGCATAAGCCCATGAGCCTTTGCACATCCAGTAAGGATGATTAAATGCCCCCTGACTCTCCAGCCACGAAATAAATTGCGCAGTTGTCCAGACCTGACTATCGCCACCAATATCCACCCATGCGCTATATGCGCGGCAGGCACCAATATTTTTGGTGAAGGTATCTTTTCCCGGAATATCTGCGCCGTTCTGGTTTTTCTGTAATGCTCCTGCGGCTAATTCTACGGTTTGCTCAAGATTTAAATCTTCCGCCGTTAGCTCAATGTTTTTAGAACCATCAAACGAGACGCCATTGATAGTACATGCTGTCTGCAACTTGGTCG